TCTGGTTTTTTCTTACCAACATATTCCCAACGACAGTTCATAGTCTTGTTGTTGGCAGATCGTTGATGAAAGAAATCTATATTGTTTAACGTGTATAGGTTCATTGTTAGTCCTATGATTAAAGATACTGGATCCATTAGTCTGACTCCTTTTCGTTGTCGTTAATATAGTTTAACAATCCTTCAGCACACTCTGAGCGACCGACAATTATCTCGTCAGTTCCATCAGATGTAAACTCTTCATTGTTGTTATAAGCTTCAACAACTTCAAGGTTACCTTCGACCTCATCGTTTAACCATTCCTTAATCTTATTGACCAGACTAACTTGATTCTTTAGTCTCATCTGTAAGAAATGAACCTCGGCTTGCTTTTGGTTTAGTTGTTCTTCAACAGTCATTTGCTACCCCCTCGTATTCATCAATAATAGATTCTAAATCCCACTCTGTTAAATGTGAGAAGTCTTTTGCTTGGTATCTAGGATAGTCAGCCTCAAAGTAAGTAGCACCACCATTTCCGTCATTCCATATAGTGCCCTTATCAGTTTTAACCTCATACCCTAGACCCCGTCTAGTTTTAAAGTATCTTATATTTTTTATATTTAAATTCATCTCACTCATACTGCCTCCTTTCTAAATTGATGAAGTTTAACATTTAGCTTGTCGTAATAAAGTATATCGTGACCATTGATAGACCAGTTGGTCATGTCAAATACATCGGACTTGTTCTTGTCTAGTGATGTAATAGTCACAACAGATATAGGGTCAGAGTCAAATTGTAAACTCCAACTGACCCATTTAGTATTGTCATCTCTTGGTGTACCTAACATACGAACTAAGTTCTCGTATGGTTCGGTAATTTTACCCAAGAAACTAGAACCTACTGATATGATATGCATATCGTTGTGGGTTACAACATGTAGGTTATCCCATTTTCTAATTGGCATAGTGTCTCCTTAGCTAACGATTAATATACAAAGCCACAAGAGGGCTAGAGAAAATGCAATATAAGATAATAACATTTTAATAAATCCCATTCTCTGTCCCCCAATCTCCATGATCTAAAGCTTGCTCCTCAAGGTCTTGTCGTATCATCTCCTCGACATCTTCTTCTGTCACTAACAATAGAGTTCGATCCTTGAGAACATTGTGCATTATCTCCTGCAAACATTCTCCATCTGCCTCAGAGATAGCCTTACCGATCTCGGCAAGTTCTTGTTCTCTAAACATTTCTTTTTGTTTTTGAGTCATAGTCGTCTCCTTGTGTTGGCTTGGGTTAAGTCACCTAACTATGCCAACTTAATAGTTAGGCTAGTGGGATAGTGTATAGGAAACATGAAAAAACACTACCCCACTAGACTAACTATAATAATAATTAATCTAGTGAAAGTCAATTAGTCTTTCAGTTGGTCGATGTTCGAGTTGATTTCAGAAATAGCAGATTGAATATCGTTTCCAATATCACTCCTAGTATTATCTAACATACCATCAATGTCAGATACTACTTGAGTTTCAAGGTCACTTATCCTATCTTCAATTTCTGAGATTGATATGTTCATCTCTTTCACCATAGTTTCTATTCTCTCTAAAGTATCTTTTGTAGAGGTAGGGTTTTTAATAGTCATCATAGATTTACTCCTTATCTAGTGGGTTAACAATAAAAGCATTGTTTGATTTTTTAGCTGTACCTTTAGCTAACAAACCAACAACAACACCTTGTGGGTCTAGGAATCTCAAGTCGTGGACATCTCCGTCAATAACTGGATAACCAAACCAATACTCTGGTAGAAAATGTCTGAATACCACAGCCACATTTCCTCCTCGGCTAAGTATATCCTCACACTCTGGATCGTTGGTCTCTGACCTTGAGAACGTCAAGTAATAGTTCCTAGGTAGCAGCGACTTGAGAAACTTATCCATACGATGAGGGTTCTTGGTGTAATCTGTAAACTGGATTTGTGGGTGATCGTCCATGATTCCAGACCTCCAGAACTCCTCTCGGTCTGAGAATACATTCGGTCTGAATGCGTATCGTAGACCTTTTCGTTTAGCATAGAGTAGCCTTGATAATAGCTCATCGCTTAGTTGTTCTATGAACTTTACCTTATCGTTCATAAAGTACATAGTTTTATTATGTCTAGACTTCTGAACATTTGTCATTACTCCTCGTCCTTGAATGTCTAGACACAACTTTGAACAACCCTTAGTACGATAGGCACACATCTCGTAGCCACTTTTATTTGCTGGTGATAGAGAAAGACCCTCGTTAAGATAGCCAAACTCTATCGCCTTGTTTAGTTTAGTATTACCCGTTGATATTAATTGTTTTGGTATAGTGTGGGTTAACATCGTCATTGTCTCCTTAGTTTAAATCGGCTTGTATATAGTTAGTATTAACCACAACGGCTCTCGCTTTGTGGACTGGGTTGCCAACCTTATCCACAAAGGTTGAATATTTGTAAGGGTTATAGAATATCTTAGTCGTAGGGTTACCACCCATTGTGATATCTCTATCTTGCCAACTCCATAGCTTTAGGTCTGGACATCTTCCAACGACAAAAGCATGGACATTCTTTCTACCCTCTTTAAGAACTCTTAGTCTACCTTTTTCCCTAACGACAAACTTAGGTCGTTTAAGGAATATTGATTTACAATACCCGATAATCTTTCCATAGTTCTCTCGTTCTCTAGATTGAATAGACAAACAGTTCTTTTGTAAGTTTCTATAGATTGCTACTTGTTGCATTAGTTGTCTCCTTGTGTAACTGTTTTAATATTTTTAAAGCATCAGAAAGTTCATTCATGTTGCCATGAAGTGCCTCTTCTATCGCCCAATGTACAAATTTTAATTTTTCATAAGTTGAATATATTTCTTTAGTCATCTCTCATCTCCTCAATCATGGCATCAATTTCTACTGCACAGAAACCACACACCCAACCTTCAACATCATCATCATATTTAGGATATCTATTAACAAACCTACCACTACCAAAGTGACAAGGTTTATCACACTCTACACATATTTGTGAATCAAATAAGTCTTTAGTCATAGCTTTACTCCTTTCTATATTATTTCTATGGGATAAAATTCTCCACCTTTACAATAGTTATGTAGCGAAGATAATATATCATTATAGTATTTATCATCTTCATATATATCTAAATCTAAATCGTGCATAAGATTTTCAATTACATACTTATATCCGTCTTTGTCTAATTCCATATTATAAAAACCTTCATAATATTTAATATACCTTTTGACATCTGATGTTTTAATTTTTAAATATTGCTTAGTCATGATACCTCCTGTTATAAACTTCTACTTGGTCAAAATAGTCTATTAGTCGTCTAAGATGAGTATAATCATATCCATCGGCTAGCTTACTTGAAGGAATCTCATAAGGTTCTATCTCTCCTTTAGATAGTTTCTTATGATACTCACAGTTTTTGTATTTATCATTAGCTAGAATATCCTCACAATACTCTAAGTAATGTTTCTCTTCATCGTTAATCCAGTTAGATGCTAGTGCATCAAACTCTTTACGAACATTGATTAAATAAGTCATGTTGTCTCCTTGTTTATGGGTTAGTAATTTTGTCTTTGTTTAAATCTTTGACCTCGTTCCTCTCTTTCCTTGATTTTTTCCTCACTATCTGCATAGACTTGAGGGTAATTTTCTTTCAAGTACTCTTTGTATAGGTCATAGACTTTCTCTTGGTTACCTTTGAATCCTAATTCTCTCTTGATTAAGGTGTAGCTACTAGGTGCTTTAGAGGTGAGTTTCATATTGTAATCAATCTCACCTCTTAGACCAGTAAGTAGTGTAAATGCTCTAATGCATTCGATGTTTTCATATCCTGTTACAGATGTCATAAATGTCTCCTAGTTAAAAGCACACTATCCTAGAGTTAAAAAAGAAGGAAATAAAATCCTCTAGAATAGTGTGCATTGTTATAAGACTAGGTCGTCTAATATGAGTATAGTCATATCCATACAACTCCCTAGAATAGTGTATAAGTTATTATTATTAAAGGAAGAATACTGAGAAATTTTCAGTAGCCTCCCCCAATTATATCATCTCACACTCCGACCGACAAATCAACACAAATCTCCCTAGGCTCTAGGCATAACGCATGTTATTGAAATCATTGACAAAAGTATACAACAAAGTCATAGACTATGTATAATATAGGGTGGGTATCTAGGGGGCAGACCTAGTTTAGAATAGTTCTAAATTAAATGATGCGTCTCTTCTGCGTATGATACTATTGGGAACTAGTTAACATAATTAGGTTCATATAAATTAGTACAGTTTATATAGAGTTTTCGGGCCCGAAAATTGTTAACAATCGGCGGAGACCCGCAGTCAGTACGGCTTTTAGAAGAATGTTGAAATATAAATGAAATATGGTATAATGGAATTATGTTGGAAATTCATTCAACATATAATGAAAGAAGGAAACATGAAACCTATTAAAACTTTTGGTTCGATTTCAATTTGGGCTAACTATTTTAATCCATTGAAAAATGACCCAAACAATCCACCAGTCAAAGATAAAGACATTTATTTTGTCAATTTATCTAGTGATGAGAATAAAATATTTCCTAAAGTATTTAACATGGCTGACCCTAAATGTTCTTTAGGAAAAGTTTATTTAGATAAATGGGTAGCTCCGTTTAATCCGCCAAAAGATTTAATGCAGGCTATCCGCTGGTCTACCCAGTTTGCTCTAGATGGAAAAGTTACTTATGACATGATTAAAAAACCTGTTGAAAGTAAAGCAACATCACCGCAAACTAGTAATTCTGGAGACCCAGAACTCTCTAAATTAATTAGAGCGGAGATTAAAAAAGCTCTAAAAGGCGGTCTATAATGACAACATTAAAAAATCTTATAGACCCAAAACTCTCTGATTTGTTGTATTTACAAACTCAGGAAGACTGGAAAAATACTAAATTTTGGGACGGATATATTTGCCCAGTATCTAGCCAAGTTAAAGTAAAAAAGCTTGACGTTGACTAGATAAATAATTTGCCTAGAGAGATTTTTAAAAGAATTTCTCTAGGCATTTTTTTTGTGCCTCGCTCCTAGGGTCGCTCGGGTAATCGGTGGGGCTAACCGCCCCCCTTATATAAGAGACCCCCACCAAGAAAAACCCACCGTCTCAACATCTATATATATTATATCTACCATAGACAAAATGAGCAGATTTTCAAATATGGCCCCTTACTTGTAAATCTAGGGTACCCATACCCCTACCTAAAACTTTAGACTTTGTAAATATACCGATCATAAACTTCCCTTGCTCTAGGCCGGGTCTTACCGTGTAGTGTTTACCACTAGTCTGGCAAAAGAATTCTACATCTGTAAATCCTGCTTGTTTACCCATAGCCTTAAACTCAGCTGGAGTGTAATGCTTATAATGAAACTCATTGATTGGTGGTAGTTGGTGGGGTCGTACACATTCGTTCGGAGACGACACTATAAATATATCGGACTTATCCGCAGCCAGGTCGAATATATCTTGCCCCAACTCTGGTGGTATGTGTTCTATAAACTCAAATGATACGACAGCATCATAGGCGGGTCTTAACGTGCGTGGTTCCAGCTTAGTAATATCGGTAACAATGTAGTTAACCTTACCGACATCACGGCTAAAAGCTTCTTCAAATACATCATGCGCTTCTATTGATTTATCAATACAGTCAATCGAGGCGCATAATAAGTTATGCATAATCACAGAGCCATACCCAATACCACAACCAATATCTAAAATGTTTTCAGGTTTGATATCCTTTAATCTCTTGACGGCAAAGTTATATCGTTCAAGATGATCAGCTCTAATATTATTAGGGTCCATAATACGTTCTACCATTTAGTACTCCTCTTCTATTTCTTCTATGTTTTTCTTTGTTACTATTATTGGAGTCGTGTCACCAATCCAGGCACCTACAATATTAAAGTCAATATACTCTTCAGCTTCTTCGTAGGACATGTCATCTCTCGTAACCAAAACCTTTACCATCTTATCGTAATCATATACAATCATTGAATCTGTATTACATCGTTCTCCGACACCAACTATTGCATTATCAAACCCATCCCACTTCAACATTAATCAACTTTCATAATACATCCTTGTTTCCAAGAACGAGCCATAGGTATAACTTTACGTTTAAACTTTACACACCATTCACTTAAAGCTTTCCATTCTCCCTCCTCCCACTTTGGATATGGGGATATGTGGGAGGGAAGAAGATCATCAAAGCGCAATAAAGTACCACTAACAATCTGATCATTAAGTAATGTTAGAATTGTTTGAGTAGACTTATATAAATCGCAGTCGATATTGATAAATGATATATGTCCTGTATGATCTTTTTTCCAAGTGGGTATCGTATCTTCAAACCATCCTTCATGTAAGACAACATTAGGAACAACTCTTGGTAATTCACTTACCGCAAAGTGTCCCTTCTCAATAACTTTATGACCCATAAACCATTGTTCAGGTAACCCTTCAAAGCTATCAAAACCATGAAAGGTTACTTTCTTATTTAAACTGGCTAGATAATTTATAGACTTACCTTCAAACACACCGAACTCCATGTAATGTCCTTTAGGATTCTGGATGTTTTGCATACAGAACTGATACTCCATCACTCGATGGTCTAAAAGAACCATGGGTTGGTACAAAAACTCTTCGGGTCTCATAAAGTGGATCATAAACAATCACTTGCATATTGTCAATTAGTCGTTTATATTATTCCTACCAGTCGAATCCACTTAGTTATGTCCTAATTTGACTAAGTTTTAAGCTTCATTTGTCTCCTACAGCTTTGGAATCCTGGTATATGAAGAGAAGGGAGCGATGGTTGTGGGTTATTATCCTCCCTTCAAAGTTTTTAAGACTATGACTGCAAAAAAAGTACACATTCTTTACGGTAAAATGACAGAAGAAGAGTTAATTAACTTGTATAAAGTTAAAAGAGAGGCGAGAATATATGGAGGCGGCGAGGAATTAAAAGAAATACAGGTTGAATTAGAGCGCCGAAGACTAAGACGGATACAAAAAACTAACCCAGAGGAGTATAAAAAGAAAATGTTAGAAAAACCAACAGACAATAACGTAAAAATCCCTACATTTCGTGGACTCACAGCTATGCAAGAGAAATTTTGCATGGAATTTGCCGGTCATGGGGACGAAGTCAAGGCATATACAGCCGCAGGTTACCAACCAGACAAGAATGATGCACGAACGAGAGCCAAAGCTAGGGTAATTATGAAAAATGAAAAGGTTATGGAGCGAATTAAAGAGTATCAAGACGAAGCCGTAACTAAAGTTACGTGGACAAAAGAAAAAGTTCTAGAAAGACTAGCAAAAGTTTACAATGAGGCCATGCAAGACAGTGATTTTACAAATGCAAACAAATCTATGGAACATATTGCTAAACATCTAGGTATGTTTGTAGATAAAGTAGAGCAGACCGTAAAGACAACTGGCTTTGAGAGTGGTGATAAGAAGAAAGACGTGGAAAGACTGGTAAAAATTGCAGGTCTCAAAGTCGTATCGTCAAACAATGACCCTAAAAAGTAATGAATCTATAAGCGACGAGGATATTGCCAAGCTTCGTCACCTCGCATTCCAAAATGTTCGTGATAATTTCTCTGGATTTATAGAAGCCTTTGCTCCAAAGCTTGTTGCTGACTTTAAAATGGGTAAACACATAGATGTTATTAGTAAAAAACTACAACAAGTCGAAGAGGGTTCTATTAAAAGATTGATGGTGTTCTTACCACCACGTAGTTCTAAATCTTTAATCTGTTCTAAACTATTTCCTGCTTGGTATCTAGGTCGACACCCTAATCATGAGATATTGTCGGTATCACACAGTGATCAATTAGCCTCTGACTTTGGTAGAAGTGTAAGAGATGTGGTAAATGACCAAGACTATCAGTCAATATTTGAGGGAGTCAAGTTAAGATCCGATGTTAGGGCTGCGGGTAAGTGGCAGACAAATAAGAACGGTGTGTATGTGGCAGCAGGTGTACGAACCCAGATAGCTGGTCGTGGTGCACACGTGGCTTTACTTGATGACGTGATGTCAGAGGAAGATGCCTTTAGTGAAGCGGGTCGTCGCTACATTAAAGAATGGTATCCTGCTGGTTTACGAACAAGACTTATGCCGAACGGCTCTATTGTTATTATTAACACACGATATCACGAAGATGATATTTGTGGTTGGTTATTATCAAGTCAAGGTGATGGAACGGATAAAGCTTTGAACTGGGAAGTTATACGAATACCGGCATGGGTTGACGATAGTAGTAGTAAAATTCTTAACTTACCAGTCGGTGAGTCATACTTTCCTGAATGGAAACCAAAAGAGATATTAGAAAACGATGAAGCAGAGATTCGTAGACATAACGGTTCACGATACTGGGAATCTTTATATATGCAAAACCCCGTGCCAGACGAAGGTGGTATTCTTAAAAAATCGTGGTTTAGAATATGGAAAGAAGATGAACCACCGCAGTGTGATTTTGTAATACAAACTATGGATACAGCATTCTCAACAAGAACAACAGCAGATTATAGTGTAATCCAAACCTGGGGTATCTTTATTACGACCGAAACAGATAGTGAAGGAGTTGAACGAGATATTGGTAATTTAATTTTACTTGGTAATGTTCGCAGTCGATTTGAATATCCAGAGTTACGAAGTAATGCACAAGATGCATTTGATGAACACGACCCAGACATTATAATAATAGAGAAGAAAGCCAGTGGGCAATCGTTGATACAAGATTTAAGACGAGCAGGATTACCAATACTTGAATATACTCCTGATCGTGATAAAGTAGCGAGAGCCTATGCTGCCTCACCCTTGGTAGAGTCAGGTCGAGTATGGTTGCCAAATAAACTGTGGGCACAAACATTATTTGATGAAGCCGTCAGTTTTCCGAATGCGGCACATGATGACCAAGTGGATGCGATGGTAATGGCGATACACTATATGAAAGATTCTTGGCACTTGCAACATCCCCATGATCCGTATTATAGTGATAATGACAATACTTATAAAAAAAATAAGGCAACCTACTGGAAGGTATCTAATTAATTATGGCAATAGAAAAGAATCCCAATGAAATAAGTACACCAATTGACGTAGCTAAAGACAAGCTTAATACACAGTCTGAAGCTTTAGGTGTTGATATAAATATAAATGAAGAACAAGAAGAAGATTTAGCTGTCAATGTAGACCCAACAACGGGTGAAGTTGAGATGGCTTTGAATGAAGACAGTGGTAAGATGTTAGCCTCTATCAGTGAGGACTTTTATATGAACCTTGCTGACTTGATGGAAGAAGACCAACTCGAAGACATATCTACTACAGTTTTAGATAACTATCAATCAGACAAAGAATCAAGAGAAGAGTGGGAGCAAACATTTGAACGAGGTTTTGATTTACTCGGACTTAAATTAGAAGAAACAACAGAGCCATTTGATGGTGCATGTACAGCTACCCATCCGTTAATTATTGAGAATGCTGTTAAGTTTCAGTCAAAAGCATCACAAGAATTATTCCCAAGTAAAGGTCCAATTAAAACTCAGATAGTTGGTGCACAGAATCCAGAGAAAGAAAAACAAGCACAACGTGTAAAAGATTTTATGAACTATCAGCTTACCGAAGAAATGCCAGAGTATTTTGATGAGTTTGAGAAAATGTTATTTCACCTACCATTAATCGGTACGGCAGTTAAGAAAGTTTATTATGATGAAACATTAGGACGACCAATATCAGAGTTCATACCTATTGACCAGTTCCATGTATCTAATCTTGTTTCTGATCTTAGACGTGCCGATAGATACACTCACGTTATTTATCGTAGCGAAAATGATTTACGAAAAGATATGGATGCAGGTATGTATAGTGAACTTGATCTCGGTGATCCCGAACAAACAGACAGGGGATCAATCACATCTAAAGCAGAACAGATTATGGGACTATCGGCATACGATGAAAACCCATATGACCCAAGCTACCAACTCCTTGAACAACATCTGTATTTAGATTTACCAGAACCCTTTAATAGTCCAACAGGTGTAGCCTATCCGTACATCGTTACTGTCGATAAAAGTTCAAAGAAAGTTCTTAGCATTCGTCGTAACTGGAATGATGGAGATTCACGATTTGTAAAAAGAGAACACTTTGTTAGTTACAAATTTGTACCTGGTTTTGGATTCTACGGACTAGGTTTAATTCATTTCCTTGGTAATCTTACTATGTCGGCAACGGCAGCCATGAGAGCATTGATTGATGCAGGTCAGTTCTCTAATTTACCCGGTGGTTTTAAAGCCAGAGGTGTCAGAGTTGTTGGAGATAATTCTCCGATAATGCCAGGGGAGTTTCGTGATGTTGAGTCAACGGGTTTAGACTTGGGCAAGTCCATAGTTCCTCTTCCGTATAAAGAACCATCTCAGACTCTCTATCAGATGTTAGGCTTTGTAGCCACTGCCGGCCAGAAATTTGCTGACACGACAGATCAAGTAGTGTCTGACGCAACGAATTATGGACCGGTTGGCACGACATTAGCATTATTAGAAGCATCAGGTAAGTTCTTTTCAGCAATTCACAAACGACTCCACAAGTCCCAGAAGGACGAGTTTAAAATATTAGCTCGAATAAACCATGAGTTTTTACCAACAGCTTATCCTTATGACATTATAGGACAGTCTGCCGAGATATTCAAGCAAGATTTCGATGGACGTGTCGATGTCATTCCTGTTAGTGACCCAAACATTCCATCGAACTCACACAGACTCGCCCAAGCTCAGCTGATGTTACAGTTGGCTTCACAGTCACCACCAGGAACTTTCAACATGCCAGAGATAAACAAAGCGGTACTTGCTGCGGCTAATGTTGATAATCCCGATAGGTTCATTAATGCGCCTCAACAGGGTATGCAACAGGATCCTCTCGCTGATATCATGTCAGCTACACGGGGACAGCCGATCAAAGCCTTTCCCGGACAAGACCACGATGCACACATCGCCGTGAAGACCGCCTACTTGCAAGACCCGCTCAATGGTGCCAACCCTATTATGAAAATGGTTGAACCGATTATTATGGCTAACGTCAGAGAACATATGGTTCTACGATTCCAAGAACAGATGGGTGGACTTATGAAAGCGCAAGAGGGTCAAGTAGACCAAGGCGCTAGTCTAACTATGATTATGGCAGAGTCAGCCAAACAGATTTTACAGGCGAACCAGTTGGCAGCGCAAGGTGGACTGGATAGTATCGAGCAACAAAACTTAGATATACAAAAACAATCAATGGTGAACAGACAACAACGTGAAAGTAAAGAACTTGAACTTGAAGAAAAGAAGATTAAGATTGATGCCATGGTTGAAGCGGCTAAGATTGAAGAAGGGAAAAAAGAAAAAAACGATAGCCTTACAGCAAAGGTGGTCATGGATCTTTTAAAAATAGTTGATAAACAAAAGTTTCAACAGGGCGGTACAGTACAACCACCACCAACAAACTTCTATACTCCGGATACAACCGCAGCTGATGAGTTTAAACGAGCAGCTGATCTTGCTGTAAAACAACCAATGGCGCAACCAGAAGCAACCATGGACATGGCTATGACTACACCAGAACCTCAACCGGATGTTGTAGAAGCTGTTGCTACGGTTCAAGAGAATCTAACACCACCAAGTGACGAAACAATTGGTATTGAAAATATTCAAAAAAGTCTTGATGAAGGATTTCAACAAAGTAGAAAGGAAAGAGAATTTATGGAACGAATGGTTAGTGACAAAGGTAAGTTTACCTTTGAACAAGAAGTAGGACCCGGCAGCGAGAAACTGCATCACCCAACAAAAACAAGTGGAGTGACTGTAGGTGCTGGTTATGATATGAAAGAAAAAACAAATGACCAGATTATAAATGACCTTACGAGTGTGGGTGTTGATAATAATATGGCCAGTCGTATTGCCGGCGCTGCTGGTTTAAGTGGTAAAGAAGCAACAAACTTTGTTAAGAATAATAGTGATGTTGCCTTAACAATGGATCAACAGGAACAATTATTTGCTTTGAGCTTTGGACAAGCTTTGACAAAAACGGATAGAGATTTACAAACAATGGGCTATGACCCTAACCAACTCTCAGACAGAAAATTAAATTTATTGGCTGACTATACGTATAATGTTGGATCAATTACAAAATTTCCTAAGTTTGTAAAAGCTTTAGTTGAAAATGATTTTAACACAGCTGCAAAAGAGTTTGAAAGAAAATCTGGTAATGTTAAACTTGGCCGCCGTAACACAGCTTCGGAAAAAGAAATAGCGGCAATTAAAGATGAAGAGACAACCACAACGTAATGGATAGCATAACAAACCACGGTGTGGAACTTCCTGATCCTGCCGTTTGTTTTGATGACGAAGGTTACGAACCCAGTAATAATGATATACCTTTAACTTACAATGTTTTGTTAAAGGCTATTCAAGAGTTAGATATAAACTCATTTTCTTTAGGCATCAATAGTCTTTACACTAGTGTTAAGCCTACGGTTACCGTTCAGAACCAACTTAAATCTGCCTTAGTTGGGTTTACATTACGACAACAATCTAACAATATATCGTATGATGGACCCAAACAATTTAAAGAGCTTGGCTATTACGACACTATTATTGATACTGATTCGTTACTTGCTTGTCTTGAAAAAGATATTGTAGAATTAAAATCATTAGAACCTATCAGAAATACACGGATGCAAGATAGGATGTTAACTATACCGTTAAGTCACAAAGCTTTTGATATTTTAAATGATACCTATAATAAATTAAAACTATTACCCAAACCGTATTCGATTACCAATATTAATTTACATGTGAGTGATAAAGACGATACCTTTAATGAATACTTTCAAAACGATCAAAAGCATAAACCTAAGAATGATTTATATACATTACACATAGATCCGAAATATAATTATATTAAAACAATTATATATCTTAATACAGTTCAGCGAGGTAATGGTCCTTTCGCCTATATACCTGAGAGTCATAGATGGAAGTTTGATGATGTCGAAATGTTATTCTGTAAAAGTAATCAGTTAGTTAATACATTATCAACTGTAGAACAAAGAAAAATAAATGCAGGTCTTCCGTTATGGGCACGGAAAAATTCATACTTTTCACGACAGTTTAAAAACAACACTCCTCTGTCTGAACATTTACATAAAAATTTAAAACACTTTACATCTGATAAAAGTAATTTTATATTGTTTGAACCGAACTTTGGTTGGCATAGAGGAACACACGTGCAGACTGGAGAACGTATTGCACTACAAATAATTATGAAACCAAATGATAACTAATCCTAATCTTTCAAAAGAAGTATTACAACGACGAGTGTTTAATCCGTACTATTACGACTTACATGTCAAAGAATTTTTAATAGGAAAGACAAAACAATATATTAACCCTGATGGAGTTGTCCTTGATGTCGGAGCTGGTGTGGGTCAGTATACTCGGTGGTTTACGAAACATGCCGACCATGTCAAAGGGTACGAGGCTGTCCCTGAAGTCTACGATCAACTATGTAAAGTTCAAAATGATTATCTTAATTTTTCACCTTTTAACCTAGCTGTTGGTGATAAACCGGGTAAAGAAAGATTTTACGTTGATAACAAACGATTATCTAATTCATCATTTCAAGATTTAGTTGATGGCTACCCTATTGATGTTGAGGTTATAACATTAGATGAGCATTGTAGATCGGCGCATAATGTTTGTTTTATAAAAATAGATACCGAAGGCACAGAACTTGATGTGTTGAATGGTGCACAAAAAATTATTGATAAGCATAAACCTCACATGATGATAGAGATTTATGATAAGTTTAATAAATATCCAGTAGATACAACTTTTAAATTTTGTTTTGATAGAGGATACTCTTGTCTTTATAATCACAGAGGTCAAGGATTAAAACCAATAAATGACATTGAGCATGGTGTAAAAGTAGCCATGACAATGCCAGAAATAACTGATGGAGATTTTTTGTTTTTACATGGCAGTAGAACTTAAAAATAGTATGTTTATACATGTCCCTAAAACTGGGGGACGATGGGTAAAACAGATGTTGTTTAATTATGTAGAGGGAGCTAAAGCTGTTGGTGATGCTGTATATGATTCACATAATACACCAATGACTCATAAACAAACCTTTGCCTTTCTTAGACATCCTATGACATTTGTACATAGTTTGTTTCATCATCGTGCACGAAAAAAATCAAACACCAGAGGACATCAATGGAACTGGCAAAATGATTTAAGACTAGAACGAGAATGCCAAGCCGAAGAGTATGAAACATTCCTTACTAAAATAGTAGAGAATAAAAATGTTGTTAAAGATTATTATGATCATTATACAACTAATCATTATCCTGATATTAAGTTTGGGTATATGGAAACATTATGTAATGACTTAATTATCATGATAGATGCGTTGGGTGAGAAGTTTGATGAACCATCTATTTACATGCACGGTAAATTAATCGTTGGTGGTCGAGATGCTGGTGGTCCTATAACTGTGCAAGAGGCAATGATTAAACAAGAATATCTTGATGCGATGTATGAATCTGAAAAAGAATTATTTGAAAGACACGATGTATGGATGCCGTAGCTAACTACCTTACAGAAAAACTTACGACGACAAGAAACAATCTAGCTGAAACAATTTCAACTGGGTCATCTGAAAATTATGCTGACTATAAATACCAAGTCGGTATTATTGAAGGCTTGACGATTGCTCTCGAAGAAATTAAATTAGCAGAGAAAAACTTATATAATGAAGGAGTAGAAGAAGAATGAAAGCAGCAGGAGTAGCAACAACGATTGCAGGTAATGACGATTGGATTACAGATAAAGAGTCAGTTGATCCAAAAGTATTACCACATTTACCTGGTTATCATATTTTAATTAGACCAGTAGCAATTAGAGAAAAGACTAAAGGAGGTATCTTACTTCCTGATAAATTTAAAGACGATGCTAAATACTTAACAACCCTTGGTCGTGTATTAAAAGTTGGTGAGTTAGCTTATGCTGATGATACAAAGTTTAAAGGACGAGCATGGTGTAAACCTGGTGACTATGTTGTTTATGGTAAATATCAAGGCGATAAGTTTTTTTATAAAGGTATTAGAATGCTGTTGTTGTTTGATGACCAGATACTTATGGTTGTTCCCGACCCAGCTGATCTTGATCCTAACTATTTGGATATAGATAAGTAATACTATATACTTAGCTTATTGACGTAAACGTAACTCGTAACTGCGGAGAAAATATGAACGAAGAAAACAAAACACAAGACGACGGCTATCAAGAAGTAGACGTTTCAAAACCCCAAAAAGAAGAACCAGAAAAAGACTACGAGGTTGAAGAAGAAACTGAACAACCAAAAGTCGAAACTAAAAAAGAAGAACCAACTGAAGACTCTAAAGAACCAGAGGAATTAGATGGTATTCATACTGCTGGTGCTGAAAAAAGAATAAGACAACTAATTAAACAACGTAAAGAGAGAGAAGAACAACTCGAAGCGCAGCAACAACAGATTGCTAATCTTCAATCACAACTTCAAAACTCAACACAAAAAGTACAGGAAACAGAGAAGGCTAGTTTAATTAGTTATGAGAATCAAACTAAAGACAAGCTTAAACTTGCTGAGGAAGGATATAAGAATGCTTATGACTCAGGTGATAAAGATAAACTGTTAGAGGCACAGAAAGCAATTGCTGATGCAACTACAGAACTTAGAATGGTTGAAGCCAAAAGATTTTATATAGAAGATCAAGCTAAGAAAAATGAGCCTGAACAAGTGGATAGTGGAGATAAAGAAACTCCTAGAGAAACTCAACAGAAACCTCAACAACCTCCTAAACTACATAAGTTTGCAAGAGAGTGGATATCTGATAACAGTGAGTGGTATAATAAAGATAGAATTACCACACAGGCTGCTCATGTAATTAATGAAGATTTATTACAAGAGGGCTTTGATCCAGAGAGTGAAGAGTTCTATACTGAGATAAGTAAAAGGCTAAAGAAAGAAATGCCTCATAAGTTTGGTCAGCAGGAAGAACCAACAAATAAACCTGCTCAAGTGGTGGCTGGAAAGTCACGTACTTCGGCCTCATCAAAAGGTAAGATAAGACTATCTCAAGAAGATGTCCGTCTTGCCAAAAAGATGGGAGTACCACTTGATGTGTATGCTAGAGAAAAAGCCAAGGTCGAGAAGGCCGGTGATGATTACACTACTGTAAATGTATAACGTGGATGAAAGGTAATAATTGATATGACTACAACAAAAACAAACAATGACGTAAAAGTGTCTCGTTCGACACAAACTACAGCTCGTAAACAACGAGGTGTATATGAAAGACAGAATTGGTTAAAGATACCTGAAGAGGTTGCAGACCGTTTCCGTGAAAAAGGACTTGTTCTTAGATGGATACGTGTTTCTCTGAAGGGACAATATGATGATCAAAATGTTCAAACGAAACAGTATGAAGGTTGGGATTTTGTCAAACCTGAAGATGTTCCGGAAATGAGCGCTGGTTTCCAAAACCAAGCTGCTGGTAGTCTAGGTAATTTAGTTATACGTGGTGATGTAGCTTTAGCTGCTAATACTATTGAAAGTAACGATGGTTATAAACAACACGTAGATGATTTTACCCAGTCACAAACTGATGCTATCAACAGACAGCTTATGAGCAAAAACGATCCTCGTATGCCAATCTCTAATAACAGTCGATCAAAAGTTACCACAGGAAGACCAACACACTTTAATAAATAAAAGTGTTTGGTTATATAAACAACACTAACTTTTGAAGGAGGTTAAGATGGCAACATCTAAAAATCTGAATGGACTTCAGCCTTCTAGAATGCGTGGTGGTGGATACAATACGAGTGGTATGAATGAGTACGTTATTACTAATGGTAATGACGAAAACATTTTCCAAGGCGATTTAGTAAAAATTGTCAACGGTACTATTCATAAAGTATCAGCTACTGGCAATCTACAAGCTGGAGTTTTTATGGGTGTTAACTGGACAGATCCTGTTACTAAGCAACCTACGTTTAGTAACTATTTTCCAGCAGACACTTCATCATCAACTGGTAATCCAAAAGCTTTAGTTCTTGATGACCCTAATGCTACATATATAGTACAAGCGGATGCGACTGTCGCAGACACTCAAGTCGGTTTGAACTTTGATGTAACTTTAGGTTCTGGTTCAACTATCACAGGTATCTCTGGTTTCGGCATGAAAGGCGGAGCAGGAGATGAGGCTGCAAAAGCATTAAGAGTGCTTAGAAGGTCTACACTACCTGGTGAAGCTGCAACCGATCGATTTCCAAAGTTCGAGGTTAAACTTAACTTACATAGAGATGACTACGGTAAAGGGTCAGTCGTTTCTATAACTGACATATAGGAGGGAAATATTATGGCTATAAATAGAGGTAATATCGCAAAACAGCTCCTTCCTGGATTAAACGCAGTCTTTGGATTGGAGTATGGCTCAATAGAGGACGAACACGCACCTTTATTTGAGATTGAAAACTCGGACAGAGCTTTTGAAGAAGAAGTTCTATTCACTGGTTTCGGTGAAGCACCAACTAAATCAGAAGGTGCAGCTGTACAGTATGATTCTGCAACAGAATCTTACACCAGCCGTTATTCACATGACACTGTAGCTCTTGCTTTCGCAGTAACTGAGGAAGCTATGGAGGACAACTTGTATGACACATTTGCAAAAATTCGTGCAAGAGGTCTGGCTAGAGCTATGTCAACTACTAAGCAGGTTAAAGCTGCTAATGTGTTTAACAATGGTTTCAGCACATCGTTCCCTGGTGGAGATGGACAAGCATTCTTCTCGAACTCTCACCCAGTAGTGGGTGGTACTCAAGACAACTTACTAGCGGCTTCAGATCTTTCTGAAACAACACTAGAAACTGCCTTGATTGCTGTTCAAAACACTAAGGATGATAGAAATATCTTAATTGGATCACGTGCAAGATCATTGCACATTCCACCTGACTTACAATTTACTGCTGAGAAAATCTTAGCTAGTACATTGTCAACTACACCTATTCACTATGGTTTCGCATCTAACGGATCGGGACCAACAAATAAAGATGGTGTAACTAATGTCAATGATATTAATGCCATCCGTTCAATGAGTATGCTTCCTGGTGGGTATTTTGTGAACCACAGATTCACAGATGCTAACGCATACTTCATTAAAACAGATGTTCCTAATGGAGCTAAAATGTTCGTAAGAGCACCTTTGGCTACAAAGATGGAACCAGACTTTGATACTGGTAACTTGAGATTTAAAGCTAGAGAAAGATATAGCTTTGGTTTCAGTGACTGGAGATCTTACTATGGTTCTGCGGGATCGTCCTAGGATATAAATGATAATGGGGGTCAGTAATGGCCCCTGTTATTTATTGTTAAATATAAGGAATTAAATATGGCAACAAATATAAAAGCAATATTCGCAACATCTACATCTACGATAGATTCAATTCCGGGTAGACTTAGAGGATATAGCCTAGTAAATGGTATGGCTTCAGCAACTGACATCGTATTAAGAGATGGTGGTGCAGCTGGTTCAATTATTATGAAACAAAGACTAATAGCCGGAGGTTCATCTGATCAGTATATTGAAGATGCGGGTATTCGTTATGAAACAAATCTGCATGTTACTATGAATGCAGGAGTTAGTGTAGCTGGTACATTTTTTGTAGGATAGAACATGGCCGTTCGTAAAAAGAAAAAGGGCATGGGTATAAAGTCCAGTGTTAAGTCTGGTAACTTTAGACCAACTAAACAAGGCGCAGGTATGTCGGCTAAAGGTGTAGCTGCTTATCGTCGTGCTAATCCTGGATCTAAATTAAAAACTGCTGTTACTGGTAACGTTGCAAAGGGTAGTAAAGCTGCGAAAAGAAGAAAGTCATTTTGTGCACGATCTGCGGGTCAAGCCAAGATGCATAATGTTAACTGTCGAAAGACACCTAATAAAAGAATCTGTCAAGCAAGGAGGAGATGGAAATGTTAGATATGAATATGATTTGGATGAAGATCAAAGAAAAACTTAAATGTTCTGAATGTAAAAAACATTGGTATATAGCTGCAATAGTTGGTTTACTATTGTGGTGTTGGATATTCTAAACCATGGTCGATAAAGATTTAACAGATCTTAAACTTGAATTAACACGTCATATTGAACGTGAAGCTCAGTTACGTGAAGATGTATCTGAACTTAAAGAAGATATGGGTTGTGTTAAGAAATCTATCTTTCAAGTTAAATGGTTAGTCATAGGGGCTGTGTGTGCCACAGTTGTTATGCAATCAGGAGCAACATCAGTTATTGCAAAGATACTTATAGGTATTTAATATGGTTAAAAAGAATTTAGGCATAGATGGTCCTATTTATGTAGCTCCGGATGTTAATGTCTATGCGGAAAAACCAAAAGAACCAGAAACAAACACTGGTATTATGGGCTTGGTTAGAGCTATTGGTCGAGATTTAATTGGAGCTGATCCTGACAAGTACATGTATTCTGAAGGTTTGTCTTTAGCACCTATAAAAAAAGACATAGAAACTGGAAAAATACAACCATCTTTCCCAGGGATTTTTAGAAGTGCTGCTCAAGAAGTTAAGAGAGTTGGAGCATTCCCTGGTAAAGCTGTGAGGGGAGAAGAAGTATCACCACAAGAAGCTACCGATTTTGCTTTGACTTTTACGGGAGCAAGTGTTCTGGCACCGAAACCATCAGGTGTCGTAACAACTATGGGGATAGGTAAAGCACCACAACCACAAAAGATAAAACCTGAAAAAACAAAATTCGGAACATATTCAAAGTTAGAAGAAAGTATTTTAAACTTACCACAAGATAAGTATCAAGCTAAAGATGTTCTTAGTAAATTACAAAAGACAGAAGGAGTTAAAGAAGACGAATTAAAATGGACAGGTATTGGAAATTTATTAGAGGGAAAAGATAAAGTTACAAAACAAGAATTAGTTGATCACATACAACAGAATAGAGTAAATATAGCCGAGATGCCATTAGGTGTCATGGATAGATCAATTCAAAACCCAGGACTTTTTAGTGTGGCACGTGTGTCTACTAATCTTGAAAAAAGAAAAGAATCGTCGTTAAGTAAAGAATTAAAAGAACTCGATGTGGCGAGAACTCAAGCTAGGATAGATGCGAAAATACAAAAAGGAGACACTAGTCCTTTTACTAAATCTTCAATTTACCGGTCTAAAATAGATCGACTTATTAATTCCATAGCCCTTAAACAAAGAGAGCTAGAAGATCTTAGAAAAAGCCAAGTTTATAATGGAAGTGTTATTGGCGAAAGATCTGAAAAAGGTTTAGTTAATACGATGAATGAAATAGAAAAATCTGTAGATGAACTTATTAAACCACAAGTTTTAAGAGACACAATAGATGAGGGTAAAGGTTTTGAATTTGCATTAGAAGCAGCAGCAGGGAAAGAAAACCCGATTGCATCAATATCACCTACTGCGGGTATTCGAAATCAAAATAGTATAAAAAAAGATACTTATTGGGCTGTAGGTTCTCCTGACTATGGTTATAAAATAATGCGGAATAATGAATTAGCTTTTGATGCAAATAAAGGTGTAACATCTGATGCTTTTAAAAAAGACTTTGATAGAGTATTTGGAGAGAAATTAGCTAGTGACGGCTTTCCTTTAATGGAAGTTTCTTCATTAAATAATAAATATTTAAAACTTGATGAGCCACGAATGCAAACAGTTATTAATAATTTAAACGGTAAAGCTAATATGGTTGGTAAGGTTCAATATCCACAATATACTTTACCTCCTCAAAAAATTGAAAAAGAAAATCCTTTTGGACGTAAATATATGGCCGATATAATGATTAAAGATCCAGAAGCAAATTATAGAGAAATTCCTGTAGGCTTTGATGATGTAACATTAGCGAGAGTACAACAAAAACAACGTGAACTTGGTGAAGGGGTTGGTAAGTTAGAAACGGAATCGATACAAGGACAAACACGTGGACACTACGGAATGAATGAAATTGGTTTTTATAATGTTCAAGATAGAAACTTACCGGGCTTTGGTAAAACATTTTCAGTGGAACATTTACAATCAGACTATGGTGCTGCCAAAGGAAAATTAAAACAAGCTGCTAAAAGACTTTACCTTAATAACGAAGATGTACGTCTTGCTACAAAACCGAGGTATACTCTCGAACAAAAAAGAAAATTAGTACCTAAAGAAATGCAAAAACCAGATGGGAGCTGGGGAGCTTTTTACATAGCCACTCCTTATGATTATCTCAAACAAGCCGCAGATGGTAATCATTTTGATTTTTTAAGAAGCCAAGATTATTATGAAACAGTTATTCCCCCTTTAGATGAAATTTTAAAAGTTTTAAATCCCCTACAAAAAAGAAGATATGAAGCAATGGTACAAAGACTAGATGATACGTTAGATAAAGTTGATTTTGCATCAGCTAAAAAAGGTAAGGTAGTAGGGGCTGATAGAATTAAACAATATGATGAGGGCCTTATTACAGCGGGTGAAGCAATGGAAGTGCTAGTACCATCAGCACCTATTACAACCAAAGAACCTGACGTTATAAAATTAATGATACGTACTGCGCTACAACGAGCAGCCAGAGAGGACTATGATGCTATAAGTTTTCCATCAGGAGAAGTTATAAGCACAATGCAGGCTATCAATCCCGGGCAAAAAGGAATAACTATTTATGATAAATTTTTACCAAAAGAAATTAATAAAATTATGAAAAAGATTGGTGGTAAAAAATATGACGACGATAACTATTTTACTAAAAAAGAATTTTATTCTAGTGACAAAGATCCAACTAGCCCCGATATGCCCAGTCAAAGACGAGGACAAGTAATTGATACTGATATGTTACCAGAAGATAATTTTTTAAGAGTAATACCGTTATCAAAAGAAATTAAAAAGAAATTATTAGAGGCGGGGGCTGAAACATTTAAAGAAGGTGGATCAATAATAGCTTCCAATCCCTATGGTAATTATGAACCTCGTGCTATATAATGGGTTATGGTTATAAGTCGTGCTAATATAAATGTACAAATACAAAGACCACCGAGTAAGAAAAAGAAACGGAGGAAGTGTGCAAGTAACAAAAAACGTAATAAGGTTTAACAATATGCTTGTTAAGATTCCACAAGACACAAAGAGAGTGTGGGACTTATCAGAGAATCGATGGGGGTATAGATATGACAAAGCTATGTCCTAATTGTAGCTAGAGGATGTGGTGCTGTTACACGAAAGAAAGTAACTACAATTACATAATGCCTAAAAATAATTACTACACACAAAGACAATGGGATAGAGTTGTTGGGTATGGTAAAGTTCCAGATAAATATAAACTAAAGGAAAAAGGACGATGATTGATCCATTAATGGCTTTTGCTGCATTAAAGACAGCTAGTAGTACAATATCCAGTGCTGTTAAAGCCGGTAAAGATTTAGCTTCTTTGGTTGGTCCTATCACAAGACTAGCTAAAGCTGAAGCTGATTTATCATTTGCTGCCGAAAAGAAGGGTGGTATACTTGGTAAATTAACGGGAGCAGAGCAGACAGCAATCGATGCTCACTTTCGTAAAGAGGAAGCCAATCGTATCCGTGATGAGATGCGAGAACTATTTATGTTGTTTGGTTCTCCGGGACAGTGGGAGAGACTACAAGCTGAGATAGCTGCGGAAAGAGTTCGTCGTAAGAAAGCTTTGGAGGCAGAGGCTCGTCGTAAACGTCGACTAAAGAATATGATTATTTTAACATTGTCTTTAGTGACAGCAATAACTATACTAACACTTGAAATAATGTACTTAAAAGGAGCACTATAAAATGGTAATGATACGAAACAGAAAGACAGTGAAAGGTAAGCTAGGTAATACCAGACCTAAGACTACTGACTTTAAAGCAATTGCAAACAGAAACAAAAAGAAAAAGACTACAACTAAAACAGTAAAGAGTAATAGACCTACAAGTTCTAAAGTAAAAACTAATAGAGCTGTTTTAAAAGAAAAAGTTAAATTAGCTGAAAAAGGTTTGGGTAGACCCAATCAAGCATTCTTAGGTGGAATGGGAAAACAAACACCTAAACCTAAAACAAAGAAAACTAAAAGAGTTATTGATAGAGCTGTAAGAAGAGCTGAGCCAACTAAAAAAGCAAAAGTAAGAAAAGCTATGGATAATATTGCAATAGGCGATCAATACGGTAGACCTTTTGGTCTGAAAGCTGGTGGTAAAGCATCTAAATACAGAATGAAGGGTGGAGGTAAGACATCTAAGTATATGGCTAAAGGTGGTAAGACTTCCAAATACATGGCAAGAGGTGGTAGAGCTAAGTAGTGGCTTATACGATTTCTAACATCCCACACTTTAAGTGTTGGGTGAGGAAAGAGTTCACGCATAACCACGAAAAATACCAAGGAGAGTTTCTCCATGCTTTGGCTTTTGCAGTGTGCACTATTCCAGACCGTTGTTTAGGATTTCAAGTTGTGTTTACAGGATGTGGAGAAGACCATCCGAATCCCCACGGAGGAGCTATGTGGGCACGTATACCAATAACGGCTTTAGTGGGGGACACACCGTTCGATGAATGGCCGCCAAATATCCAGACTCATTTAGCTCAACCTTGGGACTGCTCCAGTCGTAATCATGCTGTCATTAGAATGGATCGAATTAGTTCAAGTCCGTGGTTGTGTAAGATAGCCGGAGAGTTCTATAATGGTAAGTACATGTTTACGGTTGATTATACCGACAGTTATATATCGGATGATCCAGCACAACATAAACAATCACATGTGTTGGAATTAACATCGGGTCCGTATAAAGGTTGTATAGTAGCATTACCAAACAATCGTGTACGTGTAACCAATCCTGCACTATGGGTTGTTGGAGAAGGACCACCAGACTTTGTACCGTCACAGTGGGAACACTCCGCAGAGCAACACGATAGTTATATGGATTGGGAAACAACATTTAATAATTTGTATTCAGATAAGGATAAAACATGAGTGAAAAGAAAAATAAAGACGATAGGTAATCATGGCAACTTCAGGAACAACAACATTCAATCTAGATATAGCTGATGTAATTGAAGAAGCTATGTCTATGTTAGGTGGCGAACAGGCTCTAGGGTTTGAACCACTAGAAGCACGACGCACACTTAATCTTCTCCTTATCGATTGGATGAACCGTGGTATATTACTATGGAAACAAAACATTGCTACATTAGATATTACAAACGGCACAGCTAAATATACATTACCAACTTCACTTATAGATATAACTGAATTAGTTCACAGAACAGTCAGTGGCTCAACAGATACTGATTTAGCTTTGACAAGAATAACAATGGAAGCTTATCAAAGAATTACCAACAAAACACAAACAGGTAGACCAACACAATATGCTATTAACAGATTAAGAGATGCAGCTGAATTATATTTGTGGCCTACTCCTGATGCTACAACGTCAAGTGGTACACCAATATTGTCATACTTTAGCTTTAATAAAGTTGAAGATGTAAACAAATCTAACCAAGATCCTGATGTTCCTTTTAGATTCTTACCATGTTTATCAACAGGCTTAGCTTATAAGATGTCTATTAAAAGACCGGGCATTACATCAGAACGAGCCAGTATGTTAAAACAAATGTACGAAGAAGAATTAACATCAGCAATGTATGCAGATAAAGAAAGAGCTAGTCTTTTGATTAAGCCATCGTTTAGGTTATAATGGCAAAAGGTAAGTATGCATACTTTATCTGCGATCGATCAGGGTTTAGATTTAAATACTCTGAACGAGTCAAAGAGCCAACGGGATTAGTAGTTGGAGCTTCGGAAACGGATGGTCGATATAATATATTAGATCACCCGCAGAACAAAACTCCAAGGATTAATGACGATGAAAACTTGAGGGATGCACGTCCAGAAGTCGCACTAGCTACAACTGGTGATGCTGGGTGGAGTCCTGATGATTCAACATTTACAAAGAGAGGTAACTAAAAATGGCCATTACACAAGCTGTATGTAATTCCTTTAAGTCGGAAGTTTTACAAGAAGGGCATCAGATTAAAACTGATACCTTAAAGATAGCTTTATTCACAAGTGCGGCTTCTTTGTCTGCGGGTACGGCTGCGTACTCAACGTCTAATGAAGTTGTATCAAGTGGTGGGTATGCTCCTGGTGGAGGCACACTAACTGGTGTGACTATTTCACTTGGTGGTACATCTGCTTCTGGTGGAACAGCAATTATTGATTTTGCTGATATATCTTTTACAAGTACAACATTCTCAGCTAGAGGAGCATTAATATATAATTCATCTAATAGTAATAAAGCTATTGCTGTTTTAGACTTTGGGTCTGATAAAACGTCCACTAACGGTACGTTCACTGTTTCATTCCCAGCTGCTGCTGCCGCCACTGCTATTATCACACTTTCATAGTCGAGGTTAATCGTCTATGTCTGTGGTTACTAGTGGATACGGTAGAAATACTTGGAACTCAGGTGCATGGAACCGAAGTGTTGTAGACCGATCGGTTACGGTAACAGGAGTTTCATTATCTACTACTCTTCGTTCTGTAGCAGTCACTATTCCAGGCACGGCTTTTGTAACTAACGCAGGAATAAATTTATCTCTTCGTAGTGTAGCTACAGCAGCTAATGCGAGTGTATCTGTTACCAGAGCAAATATAGGATTTAGTTTACGATCAGCAACTGTTGAAGTTATTAAAACACAAAATGTTACAGGGGTAGCATTAGTAACTACACTTCGTAGTTTGACTATTACAAGCAGTCCAAAAGTTATTCCATCTCAAGTCGTTGGAACATTTAGTCTTGGAACTCCATTTATTAAAGCCGGTATTGAAGTTGATGTTACTGGAGTGTCGGGTGAATTTGATACAGGTAATGAAAGTTCACAAGCCGGAGCTAACCCAGTAATATATAATGCACGAACATTTAGAGTTACTGTTGTAGATGTGGGTGGTAATAAATATTTTATAGATGGTAAACAACAATATGGTTTAAATCTTGTTAAAGGTAGAACTCTATATACCTTTGACCAATCTGATAGTTCTAATGATGGTCATCCATTACGATTTTATTTAGATGCAGCTAAAAGCACACTTTTTTCAACTAATGTTTATACAGTAGGAACTCCGGGTAATGCTGGAGCTTATACACAAATCTTTGTTGTAAATACTGGACCAACTACGTTATACTATCAATGTAGTGCACATGCAAATATGGGAGGTAAAGCAAACTTTCAACCAATAATGAAAACAAGAGTTGTATCACCAAACATAAATGGTGATGGTAACTTGGTATTAACAGGAGTTAGTGCTAGATTTAGAACACATATAAGAGGAATATGGACACCGAAAGTTTTTGGTGGTACTTCTGAAATATGGAAGGCTAAAAAGATATGAGTATAACATACAACCAATTAGTAAGCAGAATTAAAACAACAAGTGAAGACACCAGCACAGAGTTTGTTGGTGATATCCCAGCTTTTATAGAAAGAGCTGAAGCACGATTAACAAGAGAAATAGATTCATATGGTGTTGTGCAATATGCAACATCAAATATGGTTGTTGGTGATCCGTTTATTACCAAACCATTAAATACACTTATTATTAAAAATTTAAATATTTTAAAGTCTGATGGCACACGTATTAATTTATTACAAAAGACCGATGAATATTTAAATGACTATTGGCCACAACGTACAAGTATAGGAGTTCCTCGGTATTATGCTAACTTTGGTTTTGATAATTTACTGATAGCTCCCACACCAGTGTCGGCCTATGATTGTGAAATGTCTTATATTGTCCAACCAACAGCAGCAACCTCAGTGCACCAAGAGAATTTCTTTACCAAATATTGTTCTAATGCATTGTTTTATGCTAGTATGAAGGAAGCTTGTATGTTCATGAAGAATTACTCAGCAGCTCAAGTTTGGGAACAAGAGTATCAACGAGCCTTTACTGACTTATTGAATGAAGCTAGAAGAACAAGACAGGATGATATGAGAAATAATGCCTCACCAGCTGGAGGCGATAATACATTAGTAAAAGGAAGTAATTAATTATGCCCAGTACGTATACAACTAGACTCAGATTAGAGAAACAAGCTGACGGTGAAAATGCAAACACTTGGGGTGATCGTCTTAATCAACAAGTTATTGATATGGTTGACGAAGCCATTGGTGGTGTAGTCGTTGTCAGTACAACAGGAGCCACAACATCATTAACTGCGACTAACGGTGCAGCCGATCAGTCTCGTAATGCTGTATTAAGAATTGAAGGAACATTAGGGTCAAACTCTACGATTGTAGTTCCTAGTGTTGAGAAATTATATGTTGTTGATAATCAAACAACAGGTGGTACATATACCGTTAAACTAAAGACAGCCGTAACAACAACAAATGTTATTGCCCCTCGTGGTGGTTCAAAGTTTATTTATTGTGATGGAAAAAATGTACACAATGCTGTTGACCCAGTAGGTGTAAGTGCGTTATCTACAGAAGGTGGTGCTGTTGGTCCTATCACTGTGGGTGGTACGGTATCAGCTACAGCCATAGACTCAACAAGAGTTATCACAACAAGTATTAGTAGTTCCATTACCGATACAACTAAACTATTTGCAACAACAGCTATATCTGTAAGTGCTGTTGACTCACTGGGTAAACAACTTAGAATTACAAAGTCAGCCGTTGCTGATATTGTTTCATTAACTGATGCATCAACGATCTCAGTAAACTTCAACAGTGGTCAAAACTTTGATGTTAGATTAGGTGGTAATAGGAACTTAGGTGCTCCGACCAATGTTCAATCTGGGCAAACCGGGAGTCTCTTTGTTCGTCAGGACGGTACTGGATCAAGGACGTTATCATTTAATAGTGCTTACAAGTTTGTTGGGGGCACGGCTCCGACATTAACAACGTCAGCTTCTGCCGTTGACCGTATTGACTACGTTGTGTTATCGAGTTCTAGTGTGCATATGGCGGCATCACTAGATGTTAAATAATACAAGAGGTATAAATGGTATTTCAAAATAATGTTCTTTCAGGTGCAGGTGGATCAGGCACAACCGTACACACAATAGACCAGTCAATTAGGTTTAACTCTGATGATAGTCCTTATATGTCAAGAACTTTTGGTACAGCAACTGATGCAAATAAATGGACATTATCTGCTTGGTCTAAATTAGGAAATGGGAGTGGAATGAGATT